AAGAGCATTTGCCATTATTACGCAAAGCTGGAAGCCGCTGGCGGGCGCTAGGTATTGAATCCGGATCAACTCATGTTCGGGATGGTGCCAACAAGACTTTAAGTGGCATGGATATCGAGAAAATCGTTGAAACTATCCAGAAACACGATATCAAGGTAATCGGCAATTTCATATTTGGCCTTCCAGACGACACGATGGAAACCATGAATGACACGCTTGAGCTAGCCATTAGCTTGAATTGCGATTTCGTGAACTTCTATTCTGCAATGGCCTATCCAGGCTCAAAGCTGTTCGAGCAGGTCGATCAGAAAGACTTGCCAGGATCATGGGCCGGATATGCCCAACATTCTTATGAATGCAAGCCACTTCCTACGGAACATTTGACCTCGGAAGAGGTCTTAGCTTTCAGGGATTACGCGCATTGCGAATATTTCCACAATGATCCAATACTTGGAAAGCCTTTGAGGAGAAAGATTCTTGAGCCAACAGACCTACACGAAGAATGAACTAACAGAATTCGAAGAGGAAATTGCCGATATCTTTAACCGAGGGCAAATTCCTTACCCGGTTCATCTCGAGAGCGGTAATGAACAGCGTCTGATCGAAATATTCGAGCAGAACAGTATCGGGCCAAATGATTACGTTTTTGGCAGCTGGAGACTGCATCTCAAGGCTCTCCTGAAAGGTGTTCCAAAAGACAAACTGAAGCAAGCCATTATGAACGGTCATTCGATGGCCCTGAATTTCCCGGTTCAGAAGGTCTATGGCTCCGCTATCGTTGGTGGGATTGTGCCGATTGCCGTCGGTACGGCTATGTCGATCAAAGCCAGGGAAGGAACCGAATATGTTTTTTGCTTCGTCGGCGACATGACCTCGATGACCGGCGTCTTCCGCGAATGCCATGATTTTGCGCTGAACTATGATCTCCCGATCCTCTTCATCGTTGAAGACAATGGAAAATCGGTATGTACCGACACGCGCGAGGTCTGGATGCAGGATACTCTGGATTTCCAATTTCCTTCGCCGAAGATTATATATTACCAGTATGAATCAAAATGGCCGCACGCCGGCGCAGGACAGCGAGTACAATTCTAATGAATTACAAAGAAGAACTGACGAGAGCCATGAACAAACTTGCCATGCACCCTAAAACCGTATTCCTTGGTCAAGGTGTCTTGGCACCGGGAACCTTTATGAGCACGACGCTTGAGCAAGTTCCGAAGGAGCGCCGAATCGAACTTCCAGTCATGGAAGAGTCCCAGATGGGGATGTCAATCGGTCTTGCGATTGACGGCATGATCCCGATCAGCATTTATCCGAGATACAACTTCATCGTGAGCGCCATGAGCCAATTGGTGAACCATGTCAACACCATGCGCCCGCGCATGATCATCAGGGTCGGCATTGGTTCAACGAAGCCGCTCGACCCAGGTCCGCAGCACAAAGGAGATTTCACCGAGGCATTCAAGATGCTGCTGCCAAATATCCGAATCATCAAACTTACGAAACCTGAGCAGATCGTTCCGGAATACATGGATGCGCTAACGTGGCTCGGTCCGACAATGCTTGTAGAAGAGGCCGATCTATATGAACAAGATTTCTGAAAGATTTTGGGACAAAGTTGATAAAAATGGTCATGATGGATGTTGGATAAGGATGGGGGAATAAATGAAAATACGATTACATGAACCAACGTTTTGTGAAGATGAAATCCAAGCCGCTGTCGATGTGCTGCGCTCTGGCCGCGTTACTTCTGGTGACAAAGTAAGAAAATTCGAATCGAAGTTCGGTGAACATGCTGTAATGGTGAACTCAGGATCATCTGCCAATCTTCTTGTCTTGGCGGCAATTACCAACCCTGCTTACCCGAATTATCTCCAGCCTGGCGATGAAGTCATCGTTTCCGCTTTGTCTTGGTCAACAACGGTTTGGCCAATCATACAATGTGGACTTATTCCAGTCATCGTCGATATTGACCCAAAGACGCTGAATATCGATCCGGAACAGATTAGGAAAGCCATTGGTCCTCATACCCGGGCAATTATGCCAGTCCATGTATATGGAAATCCTTGTGACATGCCTGAAATTAAGAAAATAGCTGCACAATTTGACTTGATTTTAATTGAGGATTGTTGTGAAGCGCTTGGTGCAGAAGTCGGCAAACATGGCGATTTCGCTACCTATAGCTTCTATTTCTCGCATCATATTACGACTTTGGAAGGCGGAATGGTGGTCTGTCATGACGAGCAGACGGCTGACTTACTTTGTGTTCTGCGGAACCATGGTTGGACGCGGGACATGCGTGGGCCGAAACCTGTATATCCGGGAATAGATGAGAAATTCACTTTCATTAATCTTGGCTACAATTTACGGGCCTCAGAACTGAATGCGGCCATTGGCCTTGTTCAAATCGAGAAACTTGCGGATTTTGTTGAAGCCCGGCGCAATGCAGCTTCGATCATAAAAATGATGATTGATGGTAAAGCAAGAACGCAAAAGGATAATGGATCATCCTGGTTCGGATTCCCGATTGTAGAATATGGGATGCTTAGGCAAAGATTCGAGGAAGCCGGCGTTGAAACTCGTCCGATTATCTGCGGGAACATTTCTCGACAACCTGCAATGAATATGTATGAGCATAGAGTGGTGGGAGATTTGCATCACGCTGATGTGATTATGGATAAAGGTTTTGCTATCCCATGTCATCAGTCTATGGATATGGAAGATTTAATTCTTATCGGTAGTATCATAAAGGATTATTATGCCTAGAGTTCTGATTACTGGAATCGCAGGATTCGTTGGCAGTCATCTTGCCGAGTACCTGCTTGATAATACTGATTGGGAAGTCTACGGAATAGCCCGCTGGAACGAGCCCCTTGATAACTTCATAAATGTCAATGGCAGGATAAATCTTCTCGAAGGTGATTTGACAGACCCGGTTAGCATTATGCGATGTGTAGAGCAATGCCGTCCGGATTACGTTTATCATCTCGCCGCCCAAAGTTATGTTCAGGCAAGTTTCATGTACCCGCGCACGACCATGGAAATCAATGTGCTCGGGACGATGAACCTGCTGGACTCTCTCAGAGCCTTTGTTCCGAAAGCGTGGATTCACAACTGCTCATCAAGCGAGGTATACGGTCGGGTGCCTGAAGACTACGGGCCGATTGCCGAAGACTGCCCATTCTCTCCGGCATCGCCTTATTCCATATCAAAAGTCAGTCAGGACATGATCGGCAGGCATTATGCCGAAGCCTACAACATGAATATCGTCACCACGCGCATGTTCACGCACACGGGCCCGCGCCGCGGAGACGTATTCGCAGAGTCCAGTTTCGCGAAGCAGGTAGCCATGATCGAGGCCGGGCTGATGGAGCCTCCTATAAAGCACGGGAATCTGTATTCTACGCGCACAATTGCTGACGTTCGGGATGCTGTTCGAGCCTATCATCTCCTGCTAACAGTGAACCCGATAGCAGGAGAGGTGTATAATATCGGCGGACAGCATGTTTGCCAGGTTGGCGATATTCTGAATGCGCTGAATGTTCATGATTATCCGTGTGAAATAGAAGCGTCCAGACTTCGCCCGGTTGACGCGAATTGGCAGATACCGGATTATTCAAAGTTCAAAGCCCATACTGGATGGGAGCCTGAAATACCGTTCGAAAAAACGATGGCTGATTTGCTTGATTATTGGAGAGATAGGGTTAAGTGGGCAGTAACTATAAACCGGTAGTTCTCGTATCAGGCGGATTCGATCCAATCCACGAAGGGCATATTGCCTATCTTGAAGATGCGGCTAGATTTGGTAGCGTTGTCGTCGCATTAAATTCAGACGAATGGCTTATTCGAAAAAAGGGGTATTGTTTCATGCCTTTCGAATCCCGCAAGCGTATTCTCGAGGCTATAAAATTTGTTGATAAAGTTATTGAAGTAAACGATTATGACGGTACTGTTTGTGATGCTCTCCGGAGTGTAAAACCGGATATATTCGCCAATGGTGGAGATCGGACTTATGGAGATGCGAGCGAGAACGCTTATTGCCTTATTCACAAGATTAATCAATTTTTTGGAGTTGGCGGAGTAAGAAAATTAAACTCATCAAGTAAGCTTGTAGAGAACATTAGATGATTATTACCAGGACTCCATACCGAATCTCATTCTTTGGTGGAGGTACGGATTATGAAACGTGGTATTCAAAGCACGGCGGCGCCGTCATCTCGGCAACTATCGATAAATATTGCTACATCTCTCTCCGCGAGATGCCTGCATTCCTCGGGCATAAATATATATTCCTTTATTCGAAGTTCGAAAAAGTCGATCGGATCGAAGACATCGAACATCCCGGTATTCGCGGATGTCTAAAATATTTCGACATTCATCTTGGGATCGAGGCAAATCACGCCGGAGACTTGCCAGCCAGAAGCGGACTTGGCTCATCATCCGCTTTTACCGTCGGACTGGTTCACGCCCTGCGCGTTCTTCGTGATGACCATTTCAATAAACAACAACTCGCTTTTGATGCCATCAATATCGAGCAGAGAATACTGCAGGAGACAGTCGGAATTCAGGACCAGATTGCTTGTACTTTCGGCGGCCTGAACAAAATATCGATCGACAGGCGAGGTTCCTATAACGTCGAACGCATCAAGATGGATCCGCGCGATACCCGTACATTTGAAGACCATCTTGTCATGGTCTTTACCGGCATCCAGCGCTTCGCCTCGGAAATAGCGAAAGACCAGGTGGACAATTTCGACCGCAAAGAAAAGCAGCTAACCAGAATCCAAGAGCTGGTTCCATTGGCTTATGATTCCCTGCAAAAACGTCGTTTTGATGATTTCGGTCAACTTTTAAACGAAACCTGGAAGTTGAAGCGCGAACTTTCAGAAAAGGTGTCAAATTCGGAAATTGACGATCTCTACGATCTGGCAATAAGCAAGGGCGCGTATGGCGGCAAAGTGCTTGGCGCCGGTGGTGGTGGCTTCATGCTGTTTATGATTCCGCCAGAGAAACGCGAAAATCTGATTCAGGCAATGAACGGCCTTGGGAAAATCTGTATTCCGGTAAGATTTGAAAACAATGGCACTCAGCTCATACTCAAGTGAATGAAAGCAATAATCGAGCTTCCATATCCTCTGCCAACATGGAATCGGATGATGGCAATGGAACACTGGGGAAGAAAGAAACTCCGAGATTTAATTCACCAGTCAATATACGGGTTATCAGTTATAGAAAAGCAAGGCATGACACCGATGGTGTATCGGTTAAAGCCGTATTGGACGGAATTGTTAGAGCTGGAATACTTGCAGATGATACGTCCGAACAAATCAAGGAAATTACTTTTGAAAGCCGCAAGACCAAAAAAGGCGAAAAGGAAAAAACGATAATCGAGATAGATGATGGACTTTCATAAAATAAAGGCGCTCTTCTATACCACTAATACGAATGAGTGCATCAATCACGTCATGGCCTGGGATATGCTCGGAACCAGCAAGCATATAACCTTTGATCACAATGGAATCCGAAATGATCACGTCTTGCTCGAGGCAATAAATTGGTATAATCCGGATGTAATTTTTTACATTGGCGCCGCCAGCGGACGTGGAATTCCGAAGCCTTATGTTTTTGCTGAGGCAAAAGAACGGGCGCCGATTATAAATCTCTGCTCGGATGCTGCAGATGGTCCATGGCATGACATGCTGAGGCTATACAAACGTGAGAAAAGTTTCAGCTTGCAGGTAGCAATCGACGGAGCCTTTAATTCCCCTGCCGATCTTGTTACATTGACGCCGGTCAATCATCATCTATTCCAAGGCCCGAACGAGAAAACGATCCGGTTCGGGTTTTCGGGCTCAACCGGGACTTTTTGCGCCAGGTCAGAAATTGTAAACTCTCTCCATTGGTTCGGCGGTCTGACGTTGCGCAAGCGATCAAATCAGGACGGATACCGGGAGCACATCAAGTTTCTGAAGTCCTGCAAGATCATGTTGAATACTTCGTTTACTGGATCCGGAGGCGGTCATCATATCAAGGGTCGCGTGATCGAAGCCGGCCTTGCAAAGTGCTGTCTTCTTGAGCACGAAGATTCGCCATTCACTGATTGGTTTCCGGAGAATTGTCGAATTCCATATAATAACCCAAAACAAATCACCGAAATTGTCAATGATATTGATGACAAGACGATCTACGAAACCGCGTCGCGCCTGAATCAATACATCATGGAAAAATATAAGGCTTCCGATATTTACGGGGAAATGCTCAATCATGTGGATATTGCCAAGTAGAGGCAGGCCGCAGAACGTGCGGCGCTTTATCGAGGCATATAAAATATCTGGTGGAACGACACCGGTCTGTCTTCGATTCGACGAAGATGACCCGCAGCCAGAATACGATATTCCAGATAACTGGCTGACCTGGGAAGGATACCAAAAGCCATTATCAGAGATTTATAATGAATTCTTTTATAAATTCCCTGATCTCAATTGGTATGGATTCATTGCTGATGATGTTGTTCCATTGACGGCCTTTTGGGATCAGCATTTGATTGCGATCGCCGGGAAGGACGGAATGGCGGTTCCAGCAGGAGGAGAGACAACCGGTGGGACACCTCATTTTGTGCTCGGTGGGGAGCTGGTTCGTGATATCGGCTGGCTCTCGCTCCAAGGTCTTGAGCGGCTGTACATAGACACAGTTTGGGCAGATATCGCAAAAGAAAAGGATGTGCTAAGATTTGCCCCAGATATATTGCTTGAACACCGTCATTTCTCGAATAATCAAGCGCTTTTTGACAAAACCTATAGAAAACCATCCCGAGATAGGGATAAAATTATCTATCAAACCTGGAAAGGAGAAGACCATGGCAGTAATTCATCCTGAAGTTAGCACCACCCCTGATCAGCCGACTATCAAGATTCGTCAAGCCTGGGAGCTTACTGATCTCGATAAATTGATTCCGAGCATCCTACAAGCTCAGGGATGGCCGTGCGGAACCTATTTTAATCTGCAATTCGTCAACCATGAGCGCGATCTGCTATTGGCAGATGCACGATTCGTTGTTGACTCAAGTCGTGAGTCGCAGAGAACCACTGACAACGAATATTCGCCAAATACCCGCATGGCAGGGTCGTATAAAGCCAAGCGTGTTACCGAATGGCGATTTTATAACGGTTTCGAGGTTCCACGTGGAACATCCTCGGAAAATGACGAAAAACAGGCTACAATAAGGTGGAATCCTGGCAAGAAAGAGCATGAGCTGCTGGTTGGCGATGAAGTCAAATTTTCCAGCGCAGACAAGGCTCTTGTCGAGGCCGAGCTGGAAAAACTGAAAGAAGCTGCGTAGGAGCCTGAATGTCGAGCGTAACCGAGATCGTTAATATTGCCCTGCGTAAAATAGGGCAAACCAACATCACCTCAATCGATGATGGAACTGCAACAGCCAATGTTGCTAACGATCTCTATACAGAGGCGCGTGACGAATTGCTTCGCATACATCCTTGGAATTTTGCGATCAAGCGAGTGAAGCTTGCACAATCCTCGAACACGCCGATATTCGAATTCGACTATGCTTACCCACTGCCTTCTGATTGGATAAGAACTGTTTCTGTCCATGACAATGATGGTGGATACGGATCCCTGAAGCACCGCATGGAATTTCTGGTTAATCAGCGAGTCATTGTCTGTAATAGTGATCAGGTTTATCTTCGGTATGTACACCGAGTTACTGATCCTAATTTTATGACTCCTGATTTTAGAAGCACGCTTGAGAGTCTGCTTTCCAGAAATATGTCAATCGCTATTTCCAATTCCGACAATATGTATGAAATCTTTGATAAAGAGTACAAGCGCTCTTTGGCGCGCGCCAGATCAACAGACGGAATGGGAAGCTCGCCAGAACAGCGACCTCGTGGGTCCTGGGCTTCTGTACGAAGTGGAAGGAAAGATGATTGGATTGACAATACCTAACCATGCCTCGCTTCCATGATATACAAACCAGTTTCAATGTCGGTGAAATAAGCGACCGCCTTGCGGCACGTCTGGATTTCAAGAAATATCCAAGTGCCTTAGAGACTTGTGAAAACCTGATCCCACTTGTTGAAGGCGGGATTTCTCGCCGGCCAGGGACGCGCTATGTCGGTGCCACAAAAAGTAGCGCGGTAAAAGGTCGGCTAAAACCTTTCCAATATTCTGTTACGCAGGCATACATCTTGGAAATGGGCGCGAATGTGATTCGAGCCTATCGGTATCAAGGTGCAATCTCTGTTGCTACAACTACCGCGGCAGTCACAAACGGAACCTTTACTGGTGGTATTACCGGATGGACCGATAGTTCTACCGGTACTGGTGCGATCTCGCATGATGCTACGAACAATCGGCTTAACCTAACGCCAGGTGGTACTACAGCAGGAACCGATATCGCCATTGCGACCCAAAGCATTACGACCGGTACAGCCGGGACCGAGCACGTTATAAAATTCAAAGTAATCGGAGCTCCGGGAGATTCTATCGAATTCCAAGTAGGAACAACTGCCTCGGCTTCCGATATTCTGGCAGCAGTAACAAGAGAGGTTGGTTATCATTGCGTAGCCTTTACGCCATCTGCTTCACCGTTCTATATCCAATTCCGTTGCCTCGGCGAGGTCCGGAACAAGACCGTTCAGATCGATGATGTTTCGATCTTAAGCAACCAAGTGGTAGAAACAGACTCTCCATGGCCAGAGGCCGATCTTTTCCAAGTTGAAGGTCCGCAAAATGCGGATGTTCTCTATCTTTTTCATGGCAGTTATCCTACCCATAAAATCGTTAGGTATGGCCATACTTCATGGTCAATCGTTGAAGTGGCTTGGAAAGATGGGCCTTATCTCGAAGAGAATGCGACTACGACGACCATGCTTCCTTCCGCTGCCACGGGACTTGGAATAACGCTTACCTTGTCATCGACGGATGGCGTAAACGATGGCCAAGGCTGGTTATCAACCGACGTTGGTCGGCTTGTACGATACAAGAAAACGACGACATGGGGCTATGCAGTTATTACCAGCATTACCAGTACCACGGTTGCTAATGCAGATGTTAGGAGCGATTTTGAGGCAGCGCCTACCGCTGTTACAACCTGGAGACTTGGCGCATGGTCTGGAACAACCGGTTATCCAAAAGTAGGATGTTTCTTCGAGCAGCGACTTTATGCTGCCAATACCGATAACGATTCTCAGACTTTTTGGGCAACTGTTACAGGCGATTATGAAGACCATACGCCAGATAATCTCGCGGGAACTGTTACTGCCGATCGTGGCCTGAGTTTTACTCTGGCTGCAGACGATGTGAATGTAATCCGCTGGATGTCTGCCGGCGAAGACGATTTGGCTATTGGTACCGCTGGTGGAGAATGGGTACCGTCTTCTAGCGGCGCCGCAATTACGCCGCTTGATATTACCTGCCGACGCCGAACTACTCGAGGATCTGCTGCTGTTATGCCGGTCCGCGTTGGACAAGTCGTGATATTCCTGCAGCGAGCAATGCGCCGTCTATATGAATTCGCTGTATCATTCGATACGCAAGGTTATACATCGACGGATTTGACCCAGCTCGCGTATCACATGACGAGAGTTACAGAGCCAGGCATTGCTGATGGTATCGTGGAAATGGCTTATGCCAAAGAACCTAATTCAACTATTTGGGCTGTTCGGCAAGACGGAAAACTTCTTTCGCTTACTTATGCTCGATCAGAAAATGTAATCGGATGGGCCAGGCATATTATAGGAGGATCATTCCAGGGCGGGGATGCCGTTGTAGAGTCTATTGCCATTATTCCAGGTGCGAATGGGTCTGGACAATACCAGGACTCCACTTCTCGAGATGAGGTCTGGATGATCGTAAAACGGACTATTAATGGCGCAGACGTTCGTTACATTGAATTCATGGAAGGAGAATATGAGACTGGTCGACCGCAGGAAGACGCATATTATGCTGATTCTTTAATTACAGCTGATACCCCAGAGACGATTAGCGGAGCGACGCAAGCTAACCCAGTTGTTTTGACTATTACCGGCACCTCTCTGGTAAATGGTGATTTGATAAAAAACACAGAAGTAAAGGGAATGACGGAACTCAACGGAAATGTTTATCAAGTTGCAAACAAGGCAACGAATACTGTTGAGCTTGTTGACCCTGCTGATGGGGTAACAACTATTGATGGAACCGCATTCACTGCTTATATTTCAGGCGGCAAATCAAATGCCCTTGGCACTGCAATTTCCGGCCTTTCTCATCTTGAAGGCGAAACAGTAAAGATTTGGGGGGATGGAGGTATTATCGCGCCAGCCGTTGTTGCGAGTGGGGCAATTACATCGGTTAGCGCAATTTCTGTTGCCCAGGTAGGACTTGGTTATACACACAAAATAAAAACTTTGAAAGTTTCAACCGGAAATCCTGTCGGGACAGCGCTTGGTAAGAAAAAGGATATATATGCCCTGACGCTGTCTCTTTTAAATTCGCACCTTGCTTCGGTTGGCCCGGACGAAAGCAATCTTAATCCGATAAGTTTTAGACAAATTAATGATCCAATGGATGCAGCAGCTCCATTGTTTACTGGAGATTATTATCTTGAATTTAATAGTGATTGGAAGAATGATCCGAGAATATTTATCGAGAGCGATGAGCCAGCACCGTTTACTCTTCTTGCCATAGCTCCTGAAACTGACCTGAAGCCGCTGAAATGATAATTCGAGACGCTACAATGGATGACGCCTTGGCCATTATTAATGGAGCCAAGGCATTTGCCGAGTTTACCGGGCTGCCTTTATTTCCTGAGAATGAGGATGATTTCATAGCGGCAGTCAGTAGAATCGTGACCAATGACAATGTAGAGGTCTTGATTGCGGAACATGACAATACAGTTATAGGCGGAATTGGTATAGTATATGGGCAATTTCTATGGAATCCGGCTATTATAATGGGCGAAGAGCTATTTTGGTGGGCAAACCCGGGTTCACCCATGAAAACCGGTAAAATGCTTTTTGATGAAGCAATTCGGAGAATGGAAGATAACGAAGCAATCCCATTTTTCAAGTCTCTGGCAAATAGCCCTGAGAGTGTCGATAAACTTTATTTGAAAGAGGGATTTACTTTGATCGAGAAATCCTTTATGAGGATTAAGTAATGGCAGTTGCTTCCAGTACATTAATGCTTGGCCAAGCCATTATGGGTGGGATCGGCGCGATTGCTGGTGGGAATGCCGCAAAGAAACAGGCCGATTTTCAAGCATCTGTAGCTAATCAGCAGGCCGAACAGGAAATCACCGCGGCAGCTGAGGCAGAGCGCGATTTCCGTCGTAACCAGGATGCTCAATTAGCAGAATCAAGAGCCGCGGCTGGAGCCGGAGGAATTCGTCTTGATGCCGGAAGCACGCTTGCTTCTTTCGTAGATTTCAAGGGCGAGGAAGAACTTCAGGCTCAACGAATTCGAAAGGGAGGAGAAATCAAGGCTCAGCGCCTGAGACAAGGTGCGCAACTTGATCAAATGGCTGGATCGGCGGCACAATTGCAAGGATTTACTCGTGCCGGATCTACTTTGCTTACTGGTTTCGCAAATTATAAAGATAGCACTCGTAAAGCAACCGCAAGTTATGCTGGGAGTTAAATAGGAGAAAGTTATGCCAAAACTGCCAAGTTCTGTAAATGTTCCACCTCAAAGCTCTGGAAGAGATCCGGGAGTGCAGGCGCCTTCCGCGGCTTTTCGAAGTCCTTTACAAACTATTGCTGAAGGTGGAGCTGCTGCGGCAGAAGGCGTTGCAAAAGTAAAATATGCTCAAGAAGTTCGGCAGGATACGATTAATCGCGCAACAGCAATGAATCTTTTTCGTGAGAATACGGATGCTGAACTTCGCAGGATTCAGGCAGAAAAAGATTTGGCTGATCCAAATGTATTGAGTGATTTCGGCAGTTTTATGTCGGAACAGCAGGATAAATTGGTTGAGCAATATGGCGGCTCTCCTGAAAGCAGAGCACAACTTTACGATCGCCTTGGCCAGTTGAACGGAGAATATACTGGCCAAGCTGCTGGAATCTCATCGTCTATCGCTCGAGATAAAGTGAAGACGATGTTTGACAACCAGATGAAACCACTCATGGTAAAAGCTGGTGCCGATCCTTCTCTGGAAAATCTGAATAAACAATTCCTTGCTTTTGATCAAGTAATGGAAGATACCAAGGGCGCATACAATCCGGCTGAGGAAAACAAATTCCGCCAGGCTGGCCGCGAGCAGATCACCCTTGCCGCACTTGACCCATTGCTGGTTCGCGGGCAGGTTGAGACCGCTGATGCTTTGCTGAATGAAGGCGGAATGTATCAGTATTTATCTGCCGATTCCCTGCGCAATGTCCAGAATCGAATGAATACGATTCGATATACCCGGGATCAAACCGACTCGAAGCTCAGCGAACACGATAAGATTCGCCGTAACCTGATGGACCGCGGATATTCAAAGGATCTGGCTTTCGATATCTCCGCCGGAAATGTGAAGGTTTATGGACCGGATCAGTCAGGCAGCTATTTTAAGATTAATACTGTCACCGGCGAGAAAACGCCGATTGAAGGTCCGGATAAGGATGTTTTGAGCAACGATACGAAAGTTGCGGCCATCATGCAGAAATATCCGAAAATATCCATGACCACGGCACAAGATATGGTCGCTGCTGGCGTCGACACCGGCGATCAAGGCGCAGGACAGCCTGGAGGTCAGGCCGGCACACAAACTACTGATCAAGGTCCGCGACTCGGTCAAACTCCAATTGAACAATCTGTCGAAGTAGGTGTTGGTCCGCTCAATATTGCGAAAGAAAAAATCGCGAATCTCGTTGGTCCGTTTTGGAAAGGAGCGCTTTACAAAGATACGACAAATGCTCGACAGGCTTTGAAGATTTTCAACCAGCAGGCAAAATCTGCATTTGCGGCAAATCCGAAATTTCCGGTTGCTGAACAACAAATGATCCTAAACATGCTTCCTCATGAAGACAAGTTCTTTAAGGATCCAGACACTGCAAAGAACGACATGGGCGTTTTAAGAAATGCCTTGGTGGACATGAAAAATCTGAAGAGTGTTGAAATTGGAAAAACCAGTACAACCGCAAGAATGAAAGCAGATTTGCGAGACCAGGTTACAACTATTGATCAAGTTCTTTCCCTGATGGGGCCAGCTCCTGAAAAACCAAAGGAATTGTCGACACAGGAAGAAGTCGACAAACTTAAGGCAGGGGATCATTTCATTTGGGGCGGAAAAGAGTACATTAAGAAATAATGGCTAGAACTCTAAAAGATTTGATTACTGGTGACAGCGCGGTTCCGAAAGGGGCTGCGCCTGCCGGCGCAGAACCGGTTGGTGCCGAGCCAGCAGGCGCTCCATCTGGCGCAACAGAAGTAGCCCCGCCTCACGGCGCCGAACCTGCGGATTCTTCGATTGGAGGCGTATTAAAGAGCGGCGCTCAACAATTCCTTTCCGGGCTTGATGATGTTACCTGGCTGCTGGCAAAACCGATCGAAAGTAATTTCGGTACTGTTCGAATTCCGCTTGACCAAGGTCCGCTTGCCGCTCTGACGCAAATGGAATATATCAGTCCGGAAGAGGTTATGCGCCAGCGCGCTTCTGGTGAGCTTGGTATCCCAGGCCGTACGACGGAAGAACCTAGCGGGATGATAGAGCATGGTATGCGCTTTGCCGGACAAACAGCAGCCGCTGGCCCGATCATGGGTAGGGTTTTTAGCGCGGTCGAGGCGCCCGCTGCTGGCGCCACCGGCGTTGGTTCAAAGGTTCGTGGAATTGTCAGCACTATGGGCCGAACCTGGGCGAAAGCTCCGGGAAAAGCTTCTATCGGCGATATTACTTCTGGATTCGCAGCCGGTAGCGGTGGGTATGCTGCAAATCAGTTGTTTCCAGATTCACATGTAGCTAGATTTTTAGGCGAAATGCTCGGCGGTGTAGCCCCTGCTTTTATGCCAACTCGCCTTGCTATTAAAGCCGGCGGTGGACTACGGACTATCTATAATACGCTCAAGCACCCATTCACTGAGATTGGTGGCCGGATTCGTGCCGGCCAGCGCGCGAAACGAGCAATTTCAGGCCAGAGTCGACGTGCAGCGTTGAGCGAACTTGAGAAGCCAACGACAATTGATCCAGCAACAGGTAAGCCGGTTTTAACCCCGGCGCAGCGGACTGGCGAGCCAGGTCTTCTATCGATGGAGCGATCGATTATCGATTCCAGTGAAACGCTCCGAAACCAAGGCGATGAGCAGATTGCGACTGCCAATCGGGTTATTCAGCAATCTCTGGAGGGCGTGGCCGGCGGGGCCGACACAGGTGTATTAACTACCACGGTTAAAGAAGGGCAGGAATACATGGCCAACCTGCTTGATACCCGCCTACGTATTGCTGCACAGGCTACTGATGATCGAATTGCAGACCTCGGAAAAGGTGTAACGCGTGAGCACGCGAACCGGATCGCGAAAGAAGAGCTTGAAGGGGCGCTAGACGCAGCTCGCGCGCAGGAGCGTGAACTCTATAATGCCATTCCTGAAAATACACCGGTACCTTATGCAAGAACTGCCCAGAAGCTGGCTTATCACCTGAAAAGTCTTGGTACTGCTCAAAAGGGAGATGTGCCTCGGATAGCGAAGGAGTTGCTTGATCCAGAATCATCTAAGTTCATCGGAAAGGTCGAAGGTATGGCGCCTGGCGAAACCTCCATCAAGGAGCTTCGTGCCTTACAGACAAAACTGCGTGAAGTTGCCCGAAATGCCCGGGCTGGAGACAAAAAGCAATTGAACTTGGCTCGCATAGCAGATGATTTGGCAAATACCATTAATGACGATCTTGCCCATGCCACTGGCGGGGAAGGTGTTTCTGCCTCTGAAACAGCGCAGGCTATCCAGACAGCTGTTGAATTCTCCCGGAACCTGAACGACAGGTTCGGAAGTCCGACTATTTCAAAACTCCTCGGCAGGACAAGCACAGGGGCTGCAAAAGTACCGGCTGGTTTAACTCTTGAGGAATCGATTGGTGTTACTGGACCGAAAGCGCGTGAAGCAATGGACCAGATTATGAATGCCTTCGATACTCCTCAAGTAGCCGGACATGCCCAGATTATCGAAGCAACAAGCGATTATATTCGGGCAAAGTTCCTGAGAGAAACCACGATCCGCGGCGAGTTCAATCCTCGCTACGCGGAACGCTTTCTCAAGAATAATGAAGAATTGCTCAAGCGTATGCCAGATGTAGAGGCACAACTTCAGGAAGCAACAAAAACAGGGAATAAACTGGCTGTTACCCTACGCCAGAATAGCCGGGTGAAACTCGATGATCCCCGCGTGTCCAAGGCTACGATGTTGCTGCAGAAAGGACCAGTTGAGACCTTCCGTAGTATCAGCAATCTGGACGCAAAGAAGATGGGTAATGAAGTCCAAAAACTGATTAATACCGCTTCGAAAGACGCGACCGGCGAGGCACTTGATGGACTGAAATCTGGTTTTCTTGAATACCTATATTCCCAGGCTAGAACTGGTACAAGAGATATTACTGGTAGAAAATTCATGTCGGGATATTCGCTTAAGGAAAATCTCGATAAAATGGGGCCGGCTGTGAAAAAATTATTCACACCTGACCAGATAAATCGAATCCAATTGATACAGGAAGATCTGATTAAGCTTGAAAAACGATTGTCTGCACCCCTAGCAAAAGAAGGGGTTCTTCAGGATAAACCGAGCAAATTGATCGAAATGGTCGCAGGTATTGCTGGTGCTGCCGTTGGCCGGTCTGAGGCAAGGCGCCTTGGAATTGGCGGAACCGTACAGATTCCGGGTATAATGTCCCAAAGATTTAAGGAATTGGCGAATGCAGGCGTAAAGGATCCCGCAAGTCGGCTTCTACGAGATTCCGTATTTGACGAAAGCCTTTACAAGGAATTACTTAGTGTTAATCTGAAGCCTGATCAGCCGCTTCCGAAAGAAGCTGTGCGTAAACTGAATGCCTGGGCCGCTGTCGCGATGGCAGAATATGGTGGATCGATCAACGAGGATAATCAATGACAATATCTACTGCCGCAACTCCTCTGAGATTCAACGGTGATGGTGCAACCGTTGATTTCGCCATTTCGTGGAAATATTTCGCAAAGACCGATGTTGTCGTTACTCATCGTAGTTCCGCCGGCATTGAAACTGTTTGGGTTCTGAATACCGACTATGCTCTGACCGATGCCGGCGTTGATGCAGGTGGAACCTGTACGGCTACAACCGCTCCAGCGACCGGAGAGAAACTGGTTATTACGCTCGAGCCGCCAAATACCCAGTTAAAAAGTATTCCTCGCGGAGGTCTATTTCCATCTTCCAATGTAGAAGATGCTCTTGATCTCGCCTCGCAACGCGATGCAAAAATCGAATCACTTGTAGATCGCATGTTGCGGGTGCCAATTACCGACTCGTTATCAGGAAGTCAGCTTGAGATTCCTAACGAGACCGATCGCGCAAGTAAGTTTCTTGCCTTCGATACTTCTGGCACGGCCATTGCTGCTTCGGGAACTACGGGTAGCGGAAATCCTGCGACTGCCTTTACCGATACGCTGCTTGACGATCCGGATGCCGATACATTCTGGGCGACACTCATGGCGACGCTTACGAAAGCAACCGCCAGGTCGACTTTTGACGTTCCGAGCCGGGAAGATATCTACAATCAAACGTATGTTGCCTATGCCGATACCGGCGCAGTCAATGCTTATGTTATTACGCCGAGCCCGGCAGTTTCTGCTCTGGCGACCTATCAAAAATTCTCTGTTTTAATCACGCTCGCGAATACCAGCGCAACTTGCACACTAACGGTTGGCACCGCACCCGCTGCAACAATCAAATTGGTTGATGGTTCTGCTCCGCTTATTGGAATGCTAAAAGCAGGAGCGATTCATGAATTCGTGTATGACGGAACGAACATGATACTTCTGAATCCATACGGATTTAGAATCGATGTGCTTACCGCTGAAACCGCACCGATTCGCGGAACAGATACTCTGCTAATGTATGATGCGAGTGGAGGTATTTTAAAGAAAGTTACTCCGCAATATGCTTCCGGAATTCAACGCGCAGAAGTTACGGACACATCAGATCGTGCTATTACTGGGGCTACTGACACAGATTTATTCAGTTTAGGGACATTTACCTTGCCTGCTGCTGGAGTAATTCGACTACGCTTGCAGCAAGTACGGTGGCTGGATACTTCGGCGGCTGCGAATCGTCTAGGAATCGGGGTCAAGGTAAATGGAGTTTATTACTATACCACAGGGGATGATAATGGCGCCGGCGGTGTTAGAGGAAGTGCGGTAAACACAGACGCTTCTCAATACGTAGAAACTAAAGGGCTTTGCCCAAATATTGGCGCAGGTGGTGCCAAATCCCCTGCTGGAATGATAGAAATTGACATCGCCGCAAGCGGCATGGCGACGGGTTCTCAAGCAATTACTTTGGCTGGATATTCTACAGGGGCTGGCACAGTCAAAGGAGCTACCACTTCGACAATTTGTGGCATTGAAGTCGTAGATTACAGTTCATAAGGTGAGATATGTCTGATTTAACAATGATCTTAATTCGGCTGGCACCCGGCTCATTTGAAAAAGTGAATCGATATACCAGCACGATGGATGATACGTGGGACTTTTCCAGTCCAGCTACATGCCAGTGGATGCTAGACAATCTCGTTGTCTGGTCGTCTGCAGCGGTTAAACCGAACGGGCAGCAAGTATTCGATGCGCTTCCTACCCAGGCTCAATGGGAAGCGGATCAAGTTACTGTCGGAAAGGATATTATTAAATCTGAACTCGCCAGTTTTAAAGGGGACGACAACTTTATGAAAGTATTAAAAGCTGTAGTACTCTGTATTGATGATGGAAGTATCGTTCCGGGTGCGAACCTTCAGGCTCAAGGAGCGGCTGGTTTGGCCCAACTGAGAGACGCGGTTAAGGCAAAACTATGAATCATCAGATAAGCCAAGTAATTTCATCTTTTAACCAACATCATCACCATGTTTTTGAATTCATGTTGGCGATAACCGGTATTGGTTCTGCCGGGGCTGCGTATTTCGGATGGATACCGGCGATACTTGGCGTCATTGTTTCTTTAATGTCAATAATCCTTCTTGGATTAAGAATAGAAGGAGCCCTTGACGAAAGGAAAAAGAGAAAAAACCAGAGCAAAGAAGATGGAGATTAAAACTTACGTTAAAAACGGCGAGATGTTTCTACCGCGACGCTGCTGGTATAGCCAAAACGCAGGTAACAAACCGCTCGATATGGAAGACGTGCTCGGAGTCTGTCTCCACAAGATTTCCGGAAAAATTGCTTTCCCTGAAGACCCGTACAATAAGGAAAGAATCGTCAAGGAAATATTCGAGAAATATCGAGTTTCCTACAATATCTGGATTGATCAAGAAGGTATTGTTGAACTCCTGGTTCCATGGAGAAAACAGGCTTTCCACGCCGGAAAGTCAAGATGGCGAGGAAAAAATTACTGCAATAAATTCCTTATAGGTATTGGTCTTATCTCAGATGGCCATGAATTCTCTGATAAAATGATGGATTCGTTGGCTGAGTTACTCCTTTACCTGATGGACGAATTCAGATTTACCCCGGCTGAAGTTACGACTCATCAGCATATTAGAAGATTATGGAATTCTACTTATCCAAGCGCTCAGGGAGATGATCGGACCGGAGACCCAGGTCGATTGCCATGGGACAAGTTAAGGGATTTAATGGCTCGGCCTGTAGGCGATCTCGATGGAGGGTAAATTGAAATACAAAGGCTTTATCAAGAAGTCGCGCACTCTGGATCTCGCCGCGTTGAGCCAGATTCTGGATGTCGTTGGAACTATCTTTGTCTTATACTCGCCCGAGCAACTTGGTTTGAAAGTTGGTGTCTATATGGCAATACGCATGATTCTGAACGGCTTGGTCGCATATCTTCGATATGAAACCAAAGGGCCGATAGGTGAGAAAGATGAGCATGATCTATAAATATGTTGCCATCGCTATTGCAGCCTTGGCTCTCTGCGCCGGCCTTTACTTCGTTGGGAGCCATAATGGATCGAAACGAGTCGCGCTTAAGCTTGCGCAGGAACAGATTAAGTATCAGGAAAAAATCACGAAAGCCACAATCGAGCTTCAAGCCAAGGAAAAGAAACTCGAAGAGCAACGACGCATCAACAAAGAGGTAATCGCAAATGCCAAAGATCCGACTGGCTGTGCTGATACCGTTATGCCTGACGCCCTTTCTAACGTCCTGCGTTAGTGTCGCGCCTACGTGTAGCGTTCCAGAACACCTTATACAAAAAGGTGAATATCCTGTCCTAACCCAATCTAAACCAACATTCAGAGATGCGGTAGATCTCGCAGATCAGCGAGGGAAAGCGCTCAAGAAATGCTACGCAGACAAGGATGCGTTGAAATCTCTGAACAACAGGTAACCATGACTACTATCGCTTGTAATCATGATAGTATGTCGGCAGACTCGCAGAGCACGAACGACTCGTACTCGACGCCGACTCGCAAGATATTCAAGACCTCGAAATACATAATAGGATTTGCCGGAGATGAAACTGCCGGGGCAAAGTTTGTTTCCTGGTTCAACAATAAAGATAACGATAAACCGGACATCAATGAGTTTGAAGCGATCGTTCTTTATCCGGATGGAAAGATGGAATACTGGGATGACAACATGTTCCCAGTACCTATTCTCGCAAAATATTACGCAATCGGTTCAGGAGCCACGGTTGCTCTTGGTGCGCTTTACCATGGCCATACAACACATGAAGCTCTGCTGGCAGCAAAAGAGCATGATACAGGTACTGGAGGGAAAATAGAGACAAAATCATTCAGAAAAGTTAAAAAGAGGCAGGACAATGACAAACAAGCTTAAGAATATTATCGATTATAATCTTCAGCAGTATGCAACCGATAAGCAATGGGAATATTACATTCGGTCGATGAAAATAGGAATTCGGTCTGCGGCTAGGGAATTCGGTATCAGCCATACCGCGATTGCGCGATCAAATGAAAGACTATCAAAACGAGCCGCGAAGCAAGGTTACGCTCCAGATTATGATATGGTTCGATCCGTTCCGCCCGGATTTCTCGTTAAAGGCGCTTCTACTTATTATGATCAGGATGGAAACGTAAAAGGCCAATGGGTGAAATCCCAGATTGATCCAGAACAATTAAAAGAAAAAATCGAGGATATAGTGGAGTCACTCAATCTTCCTCGTTACAAACCGGCAAAGATTCCTCCGCAGCAATCAGATGATTTGATGAATGCCTATATTCTTGGAGACCCGCATCTGAATATGTACGCATGGGCCGGTGAAGTTAAGAATGACTGGGATCTTGATATCGCCTGTGAACGCCATCTGGATGCAACTACTGATCTGGTAAACCGCTCTCCGAAAGCCAATACGGGAATCCTATGTACAACAGGAGACCTTTTTCACAGCGATTCTCTGAGGCCAGTTACTCCAGGAAGCGGTCATATTGTTGACTGGGATGGGCGTCTTGGTCGAGCATGGGATCATGCCACATTAATGATTAGAACTATGATAGACCGGATGCTAAAGAAATATCAGAAAGTCATATTTGTTTGTATCCGAGGAAATCATTCAGAGACTCTTGAACTCCTGCTGGCAAAAAGCATTGCCATTGCTTACGAGAATGAGCCAAGAGTAGATGTACTGGATAATACAAGCAAACACATGCAATACACTTTCGGGGCCAACAATATTATTTTTACCCATGGAGACAAACTGAAAGATCAAGATAAGGCAAACCTGGCTGTAAGTTTGTTCAGAAAAGAACATGGGAATGCGTCTTTCTCTCACGTGGTATCAGGTCATTTACATCATGCAAGACTTATTGAACTTAGCGGAGTGCTTGTTGAGATATTCCAGGTATTGGCTACAGCGGACGCATGGCATTTTGAAAATGGCTATCTGACTTCAGATCAGTCCGCCTCCGTCCTAACTTATCATAGAAACGGAGGCATTGTGAATAGAACAATTACCTATCCGAGAATCCTACTCAAAAATAAGTAGAACAATTCATGTAGAAGATTGGATCGCCTCGGCGCTGACCAAGCTTCGGAAAGCAAAATATCGTCGCTTCTCTGGTCCCGGTATTGACGGATATCAGGAACATGTAATTCCCGTCTTTCTTCATATCGAAACCGAATCGGTGAAAAGTCTTTGCTTCATTCGGAGGACTATATAATTGCATTTCAGCAGGAGATTTCTTGACCTTATCTTTGTAGGCTATCGTAACGAGCGCTTTCCCAGTGGCAAGATAGCCAGAGACAGTAATCTTATAGTTCGGAACAAGGTAATTAGAACAGGTATAAGTTATTTTCTTTCGTGAGTCGAAATTCGCTTTCGCATTTTGTTGAACAAACAAGGCCAGAATTATCAAGACCATAAATGCAATAAAAGCAATCGTCGCAGGTTTCAGGTTTCTCATCCGTTTATTCTCCTGTATTTCCATGCCTGGATGACCATGACAAGATACGGGATAGTCAGCCAGGAGTTAAAATAAATCTCGACTATTCCTCCAATAACATAAACACAGAAAGCGAGATTTCCAAAAATACGGTCAATCTTCACCAAATTCATGTTTCTTACCGATCTTCTTGAAATAAAAATACTCAATTACCCACGCACCGGCTCCGGAGGCAATGGCAAGAAAGAACCAGACAAATACCATTGTCGTTGCGGGCTCGCGTGGAACAAGCGGAGTAAGCGCCAATCCGCAGAACAGGAAAATAAGACTGGCGAGTGACAGTTGCCCGGAAAGCATCAGCCAGTCAAATTTCCGTTCCACGATTACAAAGTCCTTCCAGTCGATTCGTGATATTGGGTCAATATCTTGATCGCATATTTATTCGTAATGTCCAGACCTTTCTCCATTAACCGCACACCTCGAGGCCCGGCGTTGTAAGCTGTAAGAGCGAGAAACATGTTATTGCTGTTTTCGTCAAGGTATCGACGCAAGATGAAGGCTGAGCACATAATGTTTACCGAGCCATTTGCGAGATCGCTTTCGCTATGAGAATGGGGACAAGCTTTTGCCCAGAATGGCATGATCTGACCCAATCCGCCTGCACCGCGATTGCTGATCGTCAGATTTCCGCGCGCGTCATAATGCACCAAGGCAGATTCGACCTGGTACAAGCTGAGCAGGATATCCGTATCGATTCGATATACTCGGCTGGCCTTCTGAATCGTTCCGGCCCATTGATCAGCAATAAGCGATGGAATATGAGGATTTCGATTCCGGATCGTGGCTGTGATCTTTTCGCGCTGGACTTCCTCGGCATCATATTTGTCGAGAATGGCTGAATACGATGCGGCTTGTGTCGACGCCTGAGCAAGCTTCAGGCGCAAGTTGCTGTTTTCCGCGCATTGGAAAATGTTGAAACTGATGCTGACTGCCAGAACTATAAGTAAATAGTTTTTCACATATCCTCCTAATCGTCTAAAACGACGAAAGTAAAATAAATCCCTAATGCCGCATAACCAAGAACTTTTCCTGGATTATGAAAAGCCAATTCAAAAGCATATTTCGTGAGATAACTTTTCCCGCAACGCCTTCCAAAAATCTCAGGGAGACTCATAGGACGCCTGCTAGCAAAAAAATCTTCATAATTCATGCTGCCTCTTTGAGTTTCGCTCTCTTCTCAAGCATCTCATCTACAAAGCTGTTTACTGCCTCTGAGATACGGTTAATCAGAAATTCATTTCGTTCTACCCGGATAATCAACGGATCGTCGAAGTCCGGATGATAAGCCATGAAGTCGCACCATTCGCGACCAGTGATCCAAAGCTGACCCTGAATCTGCGGGATATATTGACTCGGAACTCGCTTGGCCAATAAATACTTTACCATTGTACTCGCCTTTGGACACTTAATCTCCAGAAGTCCGTTAGTACACACTAACCTATCAGGAGAGCAGGCGATCAGTTTTCGTTCGTCCAGGTAGCAGATACCAACTTTTTCTGGATCCACATCACGGCGCCAAGCATACTCATTGGCAGCATCCGGCTCGAGTTCATTCCCGCGTTTCATCCAGTTGCTGATGAAGTCGTCGACAGCTTTCTGCGTGTACCATTCGGCCAGAAGAGTATTCATATAATCGCCGACAGAATCCGATGGCGCACCTCTGGATGTCACGATTTTGCTGAACTCGCTGGCGGTCGGAATCCCAAGCCTAGCCTTAATCCACTCAGGAGATCCCTGTTCGAAGTCTTCGATGATCATGGTTTTCCAGGATTGTCGATATATTGGACATTCTTGACGCTATACGACGAAAGTTGTCCTTTCGGATCATTTTTATGATGTGGACATCGATGGGATTCAAGAATGATTTTCGTTCCGCACGGGATCGCCTGCCAGAAACCGCACTTCGGACAATTTCGATGAATACCTGGCCTTCCAGACCCCTCGAACCGATTAGTTATGATCATTAGAGTGTTCCTCGTATAAATTTATCAATCTTCGAGAAATCGGGAGCAATCCTTTGCTTCCTGATCCTTCTCGCCTCAAAGGCGCGACTTTTACAGGCTCCTCCATCGCAATATTTCTTGCGCGACCAGATTTGTATCGGGATAACGCTACCATCCGGCTTGGTTCGCGTCATTTCCTTGCCACACCATTCACATTTTTTAATATTAGCCATATCTAATATTTGATTGATACGTTTGGAATCGATCCGCGAACAATGGCCTCAACAACGGCCTGAGCCTGCACTGCTTCAATGCCAAGGGCTATGATCGCCTCTTTTGCAGCCTTGTTGACCTTGCCGCGATGCTTCTTGTCGGCCTCTCGAGCCTTGGCAGCTTCCTCTTCCTTGCGCTGAGCCTCAGCCTGGCGCTGACGCTCTTCCTCCCGGGCGCGCTCAGCGGCGGCAATCTTCTCCCGCTCAGCGCGCTCAG